GGCTGAGCGCGATTAAGCATCACCCAACGATCAAGGAATACGGCAAGCCTAACGCCGCCCTCGACCCCAAGGAGGGAACCGATGCAGGGGAGTAGCCGCTATAAGCAGCACTATGGCGACAACCTTGCCAAGCGGCCGCCCGATTATACGCGATGCTGCGAGGAAGTGGCCCGCTATATTGGAAATTGGCCTCATTGGGGCCAATGCGCCCGAAAGCGCGGCCATGGCCCTGACGGTGCCTATTGCAAGCAGCACGATCCGGAAGTCGTCGCGAAGCGTACGCGCGAGACTCGGGAGCGTGAGGACGCCCGGTACCAGAAACAACGTCTTGAATGGGCTGGATCGCGATTCTTCGCCGTTCTGGAGAAGATCGCAGATGGCCACAACGACCCACGCACCTTGGCAAAGGACGCCATCGCTCCGTATCGCCGCGCTCTGGAGGAAAAGAAGTGAGCAAGCCGCTGATCCTCACCAAGCGGGAGGCTCAAACGCTTCTGCGAGCCGCGGAAGCGGAACATGCCATTGTGGAAGTCAAGATGGGCGACAAGGTTATCCGAAACGTACAAATTTTTGTGTTGTACGCTTCAGAAATATGGTACGGTTTTCCAACAAGATTGGAGACCAACAATATGCCAAAAGTCGCGCTACCCCTCCCCGTCGAGGCCCTTCGTACCAAATACGCGTATGAGCCGACTAGCGGCCAATTATATGGCAATGCGTCCGGCGTTCTTCGGCCAGTTGGGCGACTTGATGCGCGAGGGTATCTATCGGTTGACCTCACCGAAGAGGGCAGAAGGCGCACTATTTTAGCCCATCGGGTGGCGTATGCGTTAATGACAGGACACGATATCCCCGTTGGAATGTTCATCGATCATATAAATCGAAAGAAGACGGATAACCGTTGGTCTAATCTCAGAATAGCAACACACCAACAGAATATGACTAACGCTGAGCAACCACGGAAAAACGTTCTGCCGCGCGGGGTATATCTAAACGAGAAAAGCCGAAAAAACCCTTACAAGTCCAAGATTCAAGTCTTTGGAAAGGCCATCTACATCGGTTCATTCCCTACAATTGACGCCGCAAAGGCAGCCTATGAGGCTGAGCGCGCTCGACATGAGGGAGCCTTTTATGGCGGCTAGGCTCGATCTTACGCAGCGCCAGGTGAAAGCTCTATGCGAGGGAGCGAAAAAGGCCGGCTGCATCACGCGTATACGGATTGGCAAGACAGTGATTGAGCTTGTCCCCAATGTCCCCGGAAGTCTTGCACAGGAAGAAAAGTCGATTGACGAGAAGGGTAAGGGCTTCATGTGATGCCTTCTATGCCTCGCCCTCGGAAGCCGTTTATTCAGAAAGAGACGACCCGTCACGGAAAGGTCGTATGGTATTTCCGGCGTGGTAAAGAGAAGCGTGTCAGGCTCCCCGGCGTCTTTGGATCGAAAGAGTTCAACGCAGCCTATAATGCGGCGCTGGCTGGCACGCAGGTAGGGAAGCGGACTGAGGCGCCGCGATCGACGCTCCGGTGGCTGGTAGACCGGTATTACGAGAGTGGCCGTTTCGACAAGCTTCGCCCCAACACGAAACGCAATCAACGTCTTGCGCTGGAAAAAGCCTGCGAGAACGGGAGTGATCTAAATTTCGCGGCAATAGATGAAGCCGATATTCGCGCTGCCATGGTTCGCCGGGAACGCACGCCCACCATGGCGCTCGAATACGTCCGCACCATGCGCGCCCTGCTGCGGTTTGCCAAAGACAGCGGCTGGATAGGCGTCAATCCCGCCGAGAACATCAAGGTTAGCCCATCAAAGACGGACGGCTATCACACGTGGACGGTAGAAGAAGTCGCCAAATACCAGGAGCGGCACGCAATCGGAACACAAGCCCGGCTCGCACTCGATATCATGCTCTATACTGGCCTCCGAAGATCTGACGCGATCACGCTCGGCAGGCAGCACGTCAAAAATGGCGTCATCAGTATTCGAACGGAGAAGACTGGCGCGGAGATCACCATCCCAGTCCTGCCGCCGCTGGCGAAGTCGATCGAAGCGACGAGGACCGGCGATTTGGTGTTCCTCATCAACACGCGTGGACGGCCATGGAAGAATATCAGCTTCGGTTATTGGTTTGCCGCACGATGCGAAGAGGCCGGCGTTCCGGGGCGCGCCCATGGCCTACGGAAGGCAGGCGCAACCTTCGCGGCCAACAACGGCGCAACACCCTTCGAACTTACAGCGATGTACGGGTGGACCTCTACCAAGGTAGCCGAAATCTATACGAAGAAGGCGGATCGGGTGCGATTGGCGGAACGCGCGGCGAACAAGCTATACCCGCACCCCGCAAAAGGTGCGGGTAAATGACGGTGCAAGAGCTTGAAAGCCAAGCACTTTTTCTTGGGCTATTAACCATCCGTTAGGGTTAAAACTGATCGAAGAAAATGCAAGCAGGATCAACTGGATATGCTATACTATTTCCCGCACCTATCGGCCAGATTAGCCCCATTTCTGGCATTGAAAACCTTGTGGAAATTCGCGCGACCCCCGCACCTTTTCCGTTCCCCTCCCCTCTTCCAGATAGGAGATGAAGCATGAACGAAGCCGTTGACCATCCGGCTCACTATGGGGGCGCGGATAACCCCTACGAAGCGATCAAGGTAATTGAGGCATGGAACCTCGGCTTCTGCTTAGGGAACACCGTCAAATACATCTCTCGGGCCGGGAAGAAGGACGCCATCGTCCAAGACCTGAAAAAGGCGCGCTGGTACCTCGACCGCGAAATCTCAAAGTTGGAGCAAACAAATGGACAGGGTTGACGTTCTCGACCACGGATTCGTGCGTCTGGTCGATAGTATGGGCTCCGATCTGGCGGTCGTGCGCGCGGCCCGCGTTTCCTACGATGCAGCATGGCGTGCCGGCGAGGATGAAGGCAGCGATGTACGTTTGATCCGGTATCTCTGGCGCAACAAGCACACCTCTCCCTTCGAGGCAGTCGAGTTTCAGTTCGAGGTCAAGGCCCCGATCTTCGTATTTCGGCAATGGCATCGCCACCGGACATGGAGCTTCAACGAATTATCGGCTCGATACCGGGAATTGCCAGAGGAATTCTATGTACCTGCGCCGGGACAGATTGGCGTTCAGTCAAAGGACAATAAGCAAGCGCGTGATATCGGCGGTGGGGTGAACATCGACGCGTCCGCGATGATCCTGTCAACGTGCGAGCAGGCCTTCGTCTCATACCGCGGCATGCTTGGTGCTGGTGTACCTCGCGAATTGGCTCGGTCCGTCCTCCCGGTGGCAACCTACAGCCATATGTTCGCGAAGGTTGATCTTCGGAACCTCCTACATTTCCTGGATCTACGGCTCCATTCACACGCGCAATATGAAATCCGGGTCTATGCTGAGGCCATGCGTCTTCTTGCGCGCACGGTAGTGCCGGTAAGCATCCAAGCCTGGGAAGAGACGCGCGCCTCGTCGCCCGTCCCGCCGCCATCACAGTGAAGGAGATAGACGATGCCATGGGGCACTGACACGCTGGAATTTGCCGCTGCCGTCGAAGAGTTCGAACGCAAGCTACCCGGCTTCTGGTGGAGCGTGGGGCAATGCAGCATCGGGGCGCATGCATCATGTGCCGTCGATGGACAGGGAGATCAAAAACACCTGCTCGACAGCACCAAGTCTGGCGATCCTCTGGACAGCGGCTTTCATGTAGATACGAAGGGCGGTTCGCCGGCAGAAGCGCTGCGCGATGTAATGCAACAGGCCTTGGCCGATCCGCGTATCGCCGCCCTTCAACAGAGCAAGGAGGGCGTATGAATCTCGGAAACTTGTTCGATTGTCTGGCAACCCGCGAAAGACTGCTCTTCGCAATTCAGAGCCGCTATGGACCTATCGTCGGTCTCGACAAACGATCTCTATCGGAGCTGGCGCAAATGGCCATTCGGCTTGGCGTGCGCCCATGAACTTCGCCTCACGCCGCGCAACCCTCTATGCTGTTCCATTTGTGCTGGCGGGTGTGGCGATCTATGAGCTAGTGAGATGGGCTATCGACCTTTAGCCTTGGCATAGGCGCGCCCATCCCACATACCCTTCACCTTGGATGTGTCGGGCGAATAGATCAGGCCAAGCTTCTTGCCGCCGCAGCGAGCGCATTTCAGTTTCGGCTTAATATCCCATTCCATTGCCGGCGCATCCGGCCCGAATCGGTCCCGAAGCTTTTCCAAATCAAGCGAGGAATGATGGTTGCAAGACTGGCAATATGCCTCGATGTGCATCCCGCCGTCGATGAGAGATTGAAAGGTCCAGACCATCCGCTATTGAAACACGCTCTGGATGCAAAACAAAGTCCGCTGTCGGTCTGGATTGACCGCTTTCCCTATCGCTGACAAGATCGTGCGATGTGCGGAGAAGCCGCAATAGGTGCAATATGCCGAAGAAGCCGAAAGACAAACGAGAACTTGCAGCGCGAGCCCTATGCCATTTCCATGGCGTGGCCGCCAATATCACGTTTGAAGGCAAACCTATGTGGATGAGCTTCCTTAAGGAGGTCGATGCGGTATTGCACGCGATAGGATGGGACACAGAAAGCGGCGGTGTGGTTGCTGGCACTGAAGAGCAGCCCGAAAACAAAACCTAAGCAAACGCAAAAAAGCCCGCTGCCGGAGAACCGACAGCGGGCGCTCATACCGCGGGTATTTGGAAACTGTCACGGCCGGTTCATCTGAAAATACTTCCACGTAGTTGGCGTAGTGAATGCAGACGCGCCAACTCCCTCACATACGCGATCGAAATGAGATTGAGCCAAATCCGCCTTTACGGTGAAATATCCCTTTGAGACCAAGCTCACTATGCTTGAGGCCAGCCGTCTATCTGGGCGTCGATAGTAAATATAGCTCGGACCATTGATAAACTCATGTTCGCCACCCACAAATTGGCATGCGGGATCATAGGCGACGCCAGGGCGGATTGAGCACACCGAGAATAGTAGATGCTGACCGTCGCTGCATACGTTGGTCACAATAATGAAAAGATGATTGAGATCACGGGGGCCCGAGGGAATGAGTAGCGTCCCCTTCGGACAAGGGGCGTAAATCATGCGTGATTTGACAAAACCTTAAACAGTTTCCGGCGTTCATCGATCTGCTGATTTAGCGCCTTGGCATCGGGCTTCCCGAGGAGCCGGAAAATCTTTTCATATGAAATGTCGTATGAGGACCCCTTGGGATCCTCCCACTCCGGAACGTTCGCCTTATTGTGCGTCCAGTCTCTAATGGCGTATTTGTCGTAACTGCCGAACTTACTCCAAAGATGTTCAAGAACCTCGACCTCGGCTCGGCTCAGTTCGTCAAGCGCTTCAAAGTCAATATCTCCTGCGGCCGATACGTCATATCCTCTGCGCGGAGAGACGAACGTCTGCCAAATCCTCGCTTCAAGCCGACCGTCGATGAAATTGTTTGTTATGGAAGTTACGGGGCCGTCCGGCATGGAAACCAGCCGATCATAGAGCATGGGTTCGTCATAGCGGATCATAAATTCCCGATCAGCCAAATAAAGAAGCTTGGCCAATTTTAACACGTTGATTTTTCCGCCAGATTTGAGCGCAAAATAGGCAACCACCTGAGCCGCCTTAGCGACATCATATCCGGGTAGCAGCATTTTCATTCGCTCCATCTTTGGCATCACAGCCAAAGAAGCCTCCCGCGAGCTTCGAATCGGACTGTATGCCGGATGTGCTATTCGCACAATATGGTGTCATTGTGCAGTGCGGTAAAGATGCCGATGCGAAGAATGGCACATCGCAGATGACCAAACGGTTGAAATTTCTGGAAGTTCCTCAGGGCGGAGGCTTCCCCGTCATCGTATAGTAGAGCGTGACAGCACCGGCAGCGGCTGCAATAAGGGCCTTCGCGACTTCCCAGATCAGCTTGCCGAGCTTGCCGGCGACAATGGCGCGGTCCCGGACGCGCTCCAGTTCCGCCGTCGTCGGCTTGATCGCCTCGACGCTCTTCTCCACGGCCGTCATGCGGTGCGTGAGCCCGATTACTTCGCGCTCTGTCCGTTCCTGTGCTTCATAGCCCCGGCGCCGGCCTTCCGACGCCTCTTTCTGATTGGCGACGATCTCGGCGAGCATTCGCTCCATCGATTTGAATTTCTCGTCAAAGCGCGCGAGTTCAGCTTCCATGGATTCGTCCGCCATTCGCCCATCTGCCCAATTCTGCTATGCGATTCACCGATCGGAAACGGTTGGCGTTCAAATTGCTGCCAGCCGTGACCGATCCCCAAAGTTCGGTTGTTGGTTAGGGTCGGCTTTCCGCTCCTACGGATCGCCGGCCCGGCTTTCTCATCCGACGAATGTCGCGGCCCAGATGATGAAAACTCCCAGAATGAAAAGTCCGAGGAAGTAGCACCAGAACAGATCCGGGTCCTCATTCGGGTCTTCGGTCATTTCTCGAAGGCCTTCCGGGTTGTGTCGTAAAAGCCGGCGCACCTTCCGACCCGCGCGTTCGCCTTGTCGAGCTGACCGCGCTCGCGTTTGAGGACGGCGCGGGCCTCATCCCCGACTTTCATGGGCGCGTGAGGCTCCTTGACGCGGCAATCGGCCGGGAGCGCCGGAAGATGCACTCCCGCTGTTATGCGGCCTTGTGCGGCCGAGGCGCGGGCCAGTTCCTGGCTAGTAGTGCAGCTCGAAATCCAGATCGGACTGATCAAGCAGACAAGCACGATCGGCAACCTTGAGCTTCGCTTCATAGTCGGAGATTTCCTGTTCGGTTTTCGCGGATTGCGCGGCTTGATCGGCCTCAGCCTTCGCGAGTTGCTTTGTGTAGGAGGCGACGGCGTAGTCGGACGCCTCTTTCTGCCGTTGGAGTTCGGCCACCGTCGCATTCGCGGAGTCCAGCCTGGCTTGTGTCACATAGCCCTTGAGGATCGAAGCGTCGTGCCGCGCCAGCCAAATGCGAAAGCCGAAATAGGTCGCGACGGCGATCAGGACGCCGGCCAGTCCAGCCTTGACGGATGCTGGCGTGGCGCGCCAGAGCGCGATGAGGAACGCGATCATGCGGCGACGGGCATCGGAATGCCACCGGAGCCGGCGGCCGTGTCAGCGGGCGCTGGGGCGGCCGGGACAATCGTTTGCAGCTTGGCTTTGCGGTCGCGAACCTGGGTGAGCATCGAGGTGCGGCTTTCGACTTCGCCCATAAGCTTTGTTTCGAGCGCGGAGAGTTCGGCCAGAGCGGATGCCGCCGCGTCGTCGAAAGCCGCGATCACATGCGCGGCCTGTGTTTCGGCGCTTTCCAGCGCATTCTTGACGCCCTCCTCCGCTTTGGCGACAAGCGATTCCACATCGGCAGCGACCTTTTCCGCCACGGCTTCCGTTTCGGTTTTCATCTTGTCCATTTCCGCTTTCACGTTGTTGAAGAAGCTCATGGCTGTACCTTTCAGTTGGCGAGGCAATAGGCGCGTTCCCGCTCACGACGACGGGTCAGACCGGGGAAGATGATCCCGGCCGCGCGGTTGTAATGGAGAAGGTAGTTGCATCCCTCGACGGCGCGGCCTTCGTTTATGAGGCGCACGACGGAGGAATGACACGCCGTCCGGACGCCAACGTTGTAGGCGAAGGACGTCAGGGCGATGAACCGCTTGTCGGGCATCGGAACATGGACGCAGGCCGAAATGCCCTTGGCGTATTTTTGCAGGGAAGTGGAAAGCTTCGCCTTGCATTGCGCAGGGGTGTATCGATCGCCCGGATGGACGTGCTGGGTTTCGCCGTAGCACACCGTCCAGACGCCGCCCACGTCCTGATAGGCAGTCTGCCTCAGCCCCTCAAAGCCTCCCACCAGCGCGACGAGCATCGCGCCCGCGACTGTCCCGGTCGCGAGCCGTTTCGGATTGTTCACAGGCATCAGAATTCCTTTTGCGCCAGAAAACGAGCGAACAGAGCGCCCATACCAACCAGCGGCGCGATGATGACGACGACGGCGTGAAGCCAGAACGGCAGGCCGGTAAGTTCGCCGGCAAGCGAAACAGCGCCCTCAATGAGAGAAGCGGCGATGGCGAGCGCGATGAGCCTGACTGACCAGGCATGGCGCAAAATGCGCCCCCATTCGGATGCCAGTTGCATATCGACCTCTATTTTGATGATGATGGCGGCGCTTGACGCCGCGCCTTCATTCGGGAAGGATCAATCCGCACACGCCTCAACGAGTGCAGCCGGCGGCCTGCCCCCCGAGGACGCACTATCCTCAAGGCCGCCGGCGTCTTTCTGGAGAGAACGAGCGGAATGAAAAAGGCGGCTCCGAAGAACCGCCTTCTCAGTGTTGCCAGAACGCGACATGACTCACGTTGACTGGCCTCGGCTGGCGTTGCCTAGCCTGCCACAACGTGCCTAGCCATAACTTGCATGGGCTGGACGCGCCTCGCCTGCCAAGACTTACCACACCGTGGCACGCCATGCGTGGACCCGCCATGCCATGCCTGCCGGGCGTTGCCATAACTAGCCTGCCGTGAAACCCTTTCGGGCGCGAGGTTGGATCCGGAACTCTCGCCATAACCGGTACGCTCAATTTACCGACTTCGCGGGCGACGGCAAGGATGCTTCGACTTCATCCATAACCTTGATCAGGTCCGCGAACTCTTTCAGATGCTGGTAGCGAACGCGCCACGCCCGGAGATCGCGCCACGCTTGCTGTAGGATCAGCTGCCGCGTTTTCGTCTGCGACATGGCGTGCGTCATTTCCCGATAGTGAGGGGCCGTAGCTTCTGGAACATGGACATAGGCTCGCGTCCGAATCGCCGGCTTCTCCTTATTTTCATCCACGTAAATCGCGACAACTGCGCGGATTAGCCCCCTCGCCTGCTGGAGCCGGAATTGGTGAGCAGCTGCCGTGTCCGACCATTCGAAGTAATCGTGCAACGGCGAATTGTCGTTCTTGGCGTCGGCCAGAATATCTTCCGGCGTAAGTTCGCCTCTGGATTGCTTCCGAAGCAGCTCGATATGCTCACCGACGCGCTTTGCGGCCTTTGCATCAGTCGGGGCGCCAGCTTGAAACCGGGTGCCTTCGCCGAATTCGAAACCGGCGATCTTCATGCTGCTGTCCGCTCGGGAGCGGCCTCCAGCTTGGCAAGATCGGCTTCCGTAGCGACATGGAACATTCCGGACATGCCGTCTTTTTCTGGCCTCCATTCCCCGACGCCAACAGCGAAGCCGGCGACGTTCAGGATGTTCAGGATCTGGCTTTCCGACAGGACATTCCCGTTGTAGCGAACGAGCAGTCGAGCATACCAATCGGCAAATTCGCCGCGATAACGAAGATCGGCCGTTCCCATGCCAACGCGCACCATGTCTTCGCGCATCGCTGGTTCACCGCCTTCGATGCGAACGAGATTGTTTCGGGCCTTCGTTCCTTCGAAAGCGCCCTGCACGTCCACATCCTCTCCGAGGATATGAAATGCTTGCCGCGCGGCGATCTTGGTAATGCCGGCAACGGATGTGCACGCTGTTACCGCAGCATTCTTGAAGCCGACGCTCGGGAACCCGTAGCCGTCGCTGAGACGATACAAGGAAGCCTCGAAATCCGCGCGAGGGTCCTTGGCCTCCTTGGCTCCCTTCGCCTGTTTCATCTGCTTGCCCAGCATTTCCATCTTGGCCTTTTGGCTCCATGCGTGGACGATCAGCGGGCTATCTCCGATCACCGTCACTTCCATCAGCCGAATGTCCAGTTTCGGTAATTCGATTCCAATGTCTTTCTTGGCGAGTGCCATGTCTTGTCTCCATCGGCATCCGGCCTGCCAAGCCCGGAATGCACAGGGGTTCGTTTTCACAAACGCCGGAGCCGATGAAGCTCGTCGTTTGCATTCTTCCCCATGGCAGCGGGGAATTCAGTTGTTGAGATGTTCAGACGCTCTGCGCGTAGCTGCGGGGATGCTCAAGGATCATGATCATGCGATGTTCGTGATCGATGTTTGTCACCCATTTGCCGCCATGGATTTCCTCCATGGTCTCGGCAAGGACTTTCGATAGTACGCGAAGGGTCCTCGCTTTGCCCTTCGCGTCGGTCATCAGACCGGCGATGACTTCATCCTGTTTTGATTGAGTTGAGCGCGAGACACGCGCCGTGGTATTGCTGCGGGCAGCCATTCCTTGATCCTCCGCGATCAGGGTTTCGGTTAGGGCTGGATCGGTGGTGAGACACCTTTCCGGCCCGACTTAATTGTGCTAACACAGTTCTTATGGCGAAGTCAACAACCGTGTTAACACAATCTCGCAAAAAGCCCGGCCCTCCTGCTACAGGTAAGGGAACGCTGATCGGCGTGCGTCTCCAGCCCGACCTTCTTTCCAAGCTGGACGAATGGCGATCCAAGCAGCGGCCTATACCGACGCGTCCGGAAGCTATTCGGGCGATGGTTGAGGCCACGTTCAGGCTTATGAAGACCGACGAATGAACGACCTAGTAACGACTGTCCACAATGAGCGCGTGAAGCTCACGGCGTCCTGGCTCAATAGCATCGCCGTTGCCGTTCTGGCAGTAGGTGGTTTTGCTCCCATGATTTCAGCGCTTTACGGGGGCAAGTCCGTGGGTCTGCCTCTCGTTATTGGCACCTTGGTTTGTATTCTTGCGGCGCTCGCGCTACATTATTGGGCAAGACGATCCTTGAAAGGGTTGCGGCAATGACTTGGACCGAGTTGCTGGCCTTCCTCACCTTCCCGATTGGCGCTCTCGTCATCGGATATGCCGCCATGCGCATTTCTCAGCGCGAGACGGAACGGTTCGATCAGAAACACGTTCGTCACGCTCACCCCGGCGAATAGCCGCCCGGTTGTAACCCCTCGCAATTTCCCGCTAGATCGACTATCTTCCCTCTTGGCGGAGGGAGATCATGAGATTTTACATTTGCGCGGTGGCGCTGTTGCCGCTTGTCGGGTTGGCAGGTTGCGTCACAAACAAAGAAGCCCTGGCGGCACGCCACAAGAAAGAAGCCGCTTCCGACGACACCTATTGCCGATCTCTATCCGCAAAGCCCGGTTCGAACGCCTATATCAATTGCCGCGTCACGCTGAAATCAGGCCATCAGCAGCAGGAATTGGCGGATGAAGCGCGATCCGCAGCATATGGCCAGGAAATGCGATTGCTCGGAGCGCAGATGATGAACCAACCCGCTCCCGCTCCGGTGCGTATGCCGTTAAGATGCACATCGATGCCGGCCGGCATGGTGATGAACACGACGTGCTATTGAGATGGTGTGGGCGATTGGCATAGGAGTATTCCTGCTTTTATTATTTGCCTTCCCTCGCCAAATGGGTGGTCTGATAGCCATTCTCGCAGCTATCGGCATGTTGGTATGGGGATACTACTACATGCAGGCGGAAGCCGCCCAACACTTGCTTTCTAAAATTGAAATGTCTGCCAGGTTTTCCGATAGATGTCAGACTGCATATCCGATTGAAATTTCGATCCATAATGGAACGTCAAAATCCATCGACTCGATCTCGTTTACCTTGGTGGCGAAGCGGCCGGGCTTCAGTTCTGATATATATTCTTCTTACAGGATTAGTGACCGTATTCTCAAGCCGGATGCCCTCTACGTGGCGTGTTGGGCACTTTCCCAATATGATTTAGGATATGCGGGACTTAAGAACGTGCCTCTTGACTCTGTGATTTGGTCGGCAATCCCTTCATGGATTAAATATTCGAAATGAAATCTCGTCAGCCATCCATCGATCACAATCCTCACGAGAAGCGCCCCGGCAACGGGATCTGGTGGGCCGCGTGGGGAATGGTCGCCCTTGGATGGATACTCAATCTCTATTCCGATCCAGTCTCTTGGCGGTGGCTCGCATTAGGCGGCTTCACCGGGATCGTCCTCGCCGTTTGGGCGATAGAGATCACCGGAAACAAGGTTCCCGATTCATGGCGCGGCAAGACGCCCCGCCGCTGACGATCCCATGTTGATCAAAATGGCGTTCGCGAGCGCCCGTCGCCCATCGGCGCGCGCCGCCTGTCCGCTTGCCTTGCCGATCATCGCGCGCGCGGCATCGGGATTGGTTTCCAGAAGAGTCTTCGCAAGCTGATCCATGACGGATGGCGGCATGCCTTTCGCTTCGTTCGCCAGTTTCACCACGGAATCAATTGCCGCCTGGAGCGGCCGGCCGCGAAAGAGGTTTACCATCACGCCAGGATCGAATTTCGACATTTCCGCCGCGTCGGCGAGATTATCGGCTGTTTTCGAGCCGCCAAGCGCCGCATTGGCAGTTTCGAACATGCGTTGTTCTCGCGCAATCCTGTTGCCGAGTTGATCGGCCTGTCCTGGAGCGGCAAAAACGGGGAATTCCTGCCCTGTTTTCGTCGTCATCAGGCCGCGCGCCTTGTTCGTGGACGGCGACACTGCTGCATTCTCGGTTCTAGCAATGAGAGGATCGACGTAGCCTGCGCGGAACGCGTTCTGCTCATCGGGGGTGAGGCTGTTGAACATCGCGATATTGTCTGACGCGCGCGTCCTTCCGCTTGCCGCCCCCGTACCACGATCCACGGCATCCATGACTTGCGAGGCCGCGCGATAGCTGTCGTTTGCGTTGCGATAAGCATCGGAGGCATTCTCCAAGGCCTGATCCAGAGCATTGTAAACCGGGCGCATTTCGTTCGCCACGCGCGGATTGTCCTTCATCGCGTTGTAAAGATCGCCCTTGATGTTCAAAACGCGATTGAAATCGACAAGTTGCTCTCCGCCGCTCTGGAGTTGGTTGCGAAGCGCCATAAGCCGCTGCCCGAGCGGGCCGGCGCTCAAGGCCGTATCGCCCATAATCGGATCGCGACCAAGCAGCGCGTCTATCTTGCCGATCGTATCGGTCAGATTGACAGGGCCGGCGGCGCTTCTTGCTGCATCATAATTGGTCGCGGCTTGCGCCCCCCTCTGGCCTCGAAGCGTCGCAGCGCGTTGAGCCGCCGTGTCAGGCGCTCCGAAACCTTCAGCAAGGAAATTGGAAAGCCGTTCTCCCTGCCCCATCTGACGATCCGTTAGGGTATCGGCAACCGTCTGCCGCATATCGTTCGGATTGCGGGCTATTGTCGAAAGCATTCGCTGTCCAGAGTGGCCCAAAGCGTCAGCGACATTGAACATGTCCTGTCCGTCATTGGTCGCTCTGCTCAAGATCGCCGGAATATCGTCTGGCGCAATTCCCGACCGCTTGATCCCAGCGGCGAAAGCCTGAGCGGCGTAGTCTTCAGGATGGAGGCGTGCCAGCAATGGAGCCGCAATCGCGTTTCCAGCCGCCGATGCCCCGGCAATAGCTAACGGCGCTCCCGCGCCGAGGATGCCGCCAACTCCGATGCCTAAACCTGCATTTGCAATGCGATTATCAACTCCCTCCCCGCTACCGAACCCATGTGCCGCGCCGAGAGCCGCGCCTTCTATGCCGGATGCAAGAGCTGTCCTGCCCAATCCCGCGCCGCTCCTAATGGCGTTCGCGCTGAGGGAAAGTCCGGATTTCGCCAGACCAGCACCGCCGGCCAAAGCACCCGCCGCCTGCCCGGCGAGATACGATCCGGGATTCTGCTTCTGTGCGGCGTTGGCATCTTGCCTCATTTCCGAAAGAACCTGATCGCGCGGTTCTCCGGTCAAGAGGCTTCCGAGATAGGAAGCCACCTCGTCGCCGAAGCCGAGCGTTGCGGTATCCGCCGCGCCCATCGCGGCCGAGCCGGCGCGACCATATTGCGGTGTGACTTCACCGGTTTCCGGATCATAGCCTTGCACACCAGGCGGCGAATAGGCGGGCACGCCCGGAGGTTGGTTGGTTGCCGGATCGGTCCCCAAATGCGCCTGAAGCGCCTGAAGCGCTCCCTGCTCATTATCTCCTGAAACGCGATATTGCGAGCCGTCCGGGCCGGTGATCAAAAATTGGGGCATCTATTGCACCTTTTCGATGCGATATCCGTTTATGATAACCGGAGACGAGGACGTTCTTGACGGCGCTTCGGGAGCGCCGCCGACAGCATTGATCCCGGCATTCGGATCGATCGTCGTCGGATCAATACCAAGATCCTGCAATACATTCGCCGAATGGGCGCTGAGAAATGAGAAATTCGCCGGCTTGCCCATCGCGGCCTGATATTGCTGCCGGATCGTATCGATACGAGATTTGAGCAGTTGCCCGATCGCCGTTCCGATCGACGCCTTGATCTGGTCTGGCGAGGAATTGATGCTGAGATTGTTGCGCCAATCCTTGATTTCCTGTTCGGCCGGAGCGCCCGAACCTTTAAAGACCTTCGCTAGCTCAGAAGCAGCCGCATCGGCCGCCGTATTGAACCGGGAAATGGCTGGGTTGCCGGTTTCATATTTGATGAAATTTTCGCCGCGATTCAGGAGCGGATAATTGGTATTTCCAAGGCTGTCGGCGGCGGACTGCACCGCGTCCAGATGCTGGATCACGAGATTGGCCGAATTCAAGGCCTGCGAATACGGCCCCGACGTGATTGATTGGCGCATCTTTAGCCGAACGGGATATTGGCTCATATCGAATGTCGGATCGTATTGCGCCATAACCTGCGCGAGCTGCTGGCGCTCGTTTCCGCGCAAGGATGTCACTTTGTCGATCGGCAGTTGATAGGAGGCGATGCCTTTCACCAGCGCGGCGGTCGAGGATGGAAGTTTTGCGAGAAACGCCGCCTGCGCGGCTTTGTCCGGGACACCATTCTGATCCAGAGGAACGGTCGGGAGATCATCCACTGGCGTGCCGCCGATCGAAATATTGATGCCGTTGCCGATCTTCGTAATGCGGCCATTCGGCTGCTGTTGATACGAGCCTGGCGGCAATCCCAACTTCTGCACTTCATCGGGGCCAAGTGTGCGATAAGTGGAATCCTTCCCCATCAGAATCCAATCCTGAAGCGAACCCTGATAGCCCTGACTTACGGCTGCATTGTACTCTTTCATTGTCGCGGTCGGCGCGAAACGCTCCATCATGGCGTTGTTCTGGCTAAGCAGAACCTTGCCGGCGTCCAGCGCCTCTTTCGACGGCGCGGCCATCAAAGCCTGCGCAATCTTCTGACCGCGCTTCGCATAATAATCGAAGGTCTTGTTGCCCGTGGGCTGCGGCGCCTGAACAGGAGCGGCAGGGACAGCCCCCGAAGAAGCACCAGATGCCGTATCGCCGGTCATGGGAAGCGCTGGGAGAGGCTTCGGCAATTGAACGGCCGATGTCCGCATCGGACTGGCGGGAAGCACTGGCGGGGACGCTTGTGGCGCAAGCGAGGTCTTCGGCTGCATGGGCGCGCCCGGTATTTCGGCCATAGCCGCAGCCGGCATATCCGTCATGGGACCAGGATAGAGCAGCGCATTGAGATTGGAAGCAGTCGCACCGGCATTCGGAGCGGGAGCGTTCGGGAGCGTCGGCGCGATCGATGCCGTCGAGCGTGGGTCCGTGCCGGAAGGCGTGTCGGCGAACGCGGAATCGATCCGGCTCTGGATTTGGGATTGCGACGGGCCACCGGGAAGCGCGTTGATCGGCGCGGCCTGAGGAGGCGCACTCGGAAGCAGCGGCAGCGGCGCTTTCTGCACGGGCATTACGGGAGCCGTGAGGCGCGGACCGGTCGGGGATGCTGCTTGGATCGGCGGCGTGGATACGGCCGGCGGCGTGGAGATTGTTGGCGCTGGAGAAGCCGAAGGCGTTCCAGTTCCCGGCATCGGGAGGGGCGTCAACAGGCTTGAAGCCGAGGGCTTGGCGGGAGCGGCAACCGCTGCGGGCGTGGTCCCGTCAAGCGTGTCCGGCGCGTCCAGCCCGGCGATTTTGCCGAGGAATGCAGTATTGAGAGCCTTCGCCTGTTTCGTTTTCAGCGTATCGAGCGCGACTTTCGCGGCGACGGGATTGATGGCGAGTTGCTTGGCCTCGGCCGGAGGAATCCCCGCTTCGATCAAGGCCTGTGCAAGCGCGCTCTGTTCCGCAAGCGCATTGGTGTTCTTCTGCTGCCTCTCAAGCGCGGCGGGAAAACCGGAGAGGGGAGCCGTACCGGGCGAAGTCAGGAGGCTCGCGCCCAAGGCGGACAGGATATTCCCGAACTGATCGGATTGCAGCCATGACGGCTTTGCGGTCGCTGCCGTAGTGGTCGGATCAAGGACCGGATTCGCGATAGCGCTGCTTTTCGCCATGGGTTGCGTTCCTTGGTCGGCGGGAGGATCGGAAGGCGTCGGGACGGAGGGCGTCGAACCATTGGCGAAACTGGTCGCGAAGTTCCGCGCCAGATCCAGTCGATGCGCCGCGTCCTTGTTTCCAGGCTGGTCGTAGCCCTTGAACCGCCAGGCATCGTTCATCAGCGATTGCGCCTGATCGACGCTCTTCGCGCTCTGCAACTTATCGATCAGGCCGGGATTTTCCTGCGCGAAGAATTCAGCCTGCGTCTGCGGCGAACCGTTCCCCGTTTCGCCCTTTGAAGCGGCAAAGCGCTGGAGCGCGGCCAGGCGCGGCCCGTTCCACGACATGATGCCGCCCGCATCGTTCGCCCCGTCATTCCAGACGCGGTTGGCGTTGTAAGGGGAAAAGCCGCTTTCCGCCTGCCCCGTGGCCGCGACGGCCGCAAGGCCATAAGGATTCGTCAGCCCGGCGTCATTGACCGTATCGATGAAGGAGGAGAAAAGCGGGTTCATGCTTTAGATGCCCGAAAGAGCATTGCCGAGAAGCGAACCGCCGCCAGCGACCGGCATCCCGGCGATCGACAAGCCAAGCCCCAGGATCGATTGGAGCGGCGATGTCCCGGGCTGAGTGGTCGAAGACGTTTGGTCGTAAACCTGCGGCGTCAGCGCCGCGAGGCGCTGGAGCGCGGTGAACGGCGTGTCGATCACGTTTTGCGCCTGCTGCTGCTGCTGGTTTCCGATGCCAAGCAGGGCCTGCAACGCCGTCAGTTCCTGCGATTGGTTGGTGCCCTTCAAAGCATCGGTCAATTGCGCTGTCTGGAGGTTCAGGCTGGGGTTTGCCAAGGCGACGGCCTGATCGTACGCCGCCTGCTGGAGACTGGCATTATTCGCCGCCGACTGGTTCGCCAAAGATGTCTGCTGACGCGCTTGCGCATCGGCCTCAGCCGCCGCCTGTGCTTGGGAATAGCCCTGCGCCATGAGATTTGCGACAGTGCTGCTGACGGAATTGTTGTAGTTCCGATCCGCCAGACCGCGTTCCAGCGCCTCGCGATCTCCGCCAAAAGCGCCCGCTGCCGCCGCATTCGCCCCGATAGTCGCCTGCTGGTTGTTCAGGTCGGAACGCGCCTGCGTCACCACGGGATTGATGACGTTTTGCATATACGGGTTCATGTACGACGCGATATCGTTCGGATTGAGCGTCTGCGCCGTCGCCATGGTGGGAGCACCGACCGTCGCCGCCGTCGCCTGTGTCGAGCCGTTGATCTGCGTCGGACCGCTGGTGAAGGCGTTTTGCGCCATCTGCCGCGCCAGATCGAACGATTTCTGCTGGTCGATATTGAGGCCGGCCGTGGCATAGGCAGGCGCGTTGACAAAGCCTTGATAAACCGACTGGCCGGCCTGATTGAGGCCCTGCGTCGCGTCCTGCGTCCATTGCGGATATTCGGTCTTCTGCGTCGTGGTCACGTCTGACGGAGGCATGTCAAATATCCTTCATTAAAGTCACGCAATCGAGCGCGTAGTCGGGAAAGGCGCGCATCCAGCCCAAACGGCCTTGAAGCATGACCCGGCTGCATCCGCGCGCCCGGCCATGCCGTTCGATTTTCGGAAGAACTTCCTTGATTTCAGCGAGATTGCCCGCGCCAAGCCAGATGAAGACCGCCTTTTCGCCGTTCGGCAGATCCCGGAACGACGTAACCCCGGCGCTTTCCTTGTTCGTCCAGAGCCTTGATCGTCCCGAAGCGAGTTCATTCCAGACGAATTCGCGGCTGAGCGTCGTGACCTTTGTCGTCGCCTTCTCCAGAACGGGCCAAGCCTTGTTGAACCGCTCGAGCAAGTCCGGCATTCTGGAAATCGACTGCGGGCCATAGCGTCGCCTGTCGAAAACAGCCGTGGTCTTCACCGTCGCGCGCCCGTCTTATCCACGTCCAGCCGGTGCGTGCCCCAGCGCGCGCCTCTGTTGTTTGAACCGGCCGACCATTTGATGCTGGCCTCGCGCCCGAGTTGGCGGAAATTGATGGCGGCGGTCGTCGGCGTGATCGTATAGGAGCCGGCGTTGATCTCAGGCCCGCGCGGCCATTGCCAGAATGTGAAATCGACATTGATATTGCCGACCTGGTTCTGGAAATCCGGGATATAGCGGGTGATCTTCAGAAGGGTGTCGCCGTCCTGAATGTTGAACTTCCCGGTCTCCAGAAACCAATCCAGAACTCCACCATTCGCGGTCGTGCCGCGTTCATGGTAATAGGCCATGCCATCAGATGAGCCGAACCCGATCGGATTGGGATAAACGCCGGCAGGAATCCACGCGGTGCGGGGAATGACGCCGATGAACCAGACATTGGTCGCCCAATTATAGGCGACGTAGCGGGAGCATTCCGTTCCGTCCCGCTTGTCGGGATAGAACCACCAGATTTCCTTGAACTGCGAATTGACCGCCGCATAAACCTTCTCCTGCTGCGACGGGGCCATGTTCGCCCATATGGTTTTCCGGATCGGGCATTCGATGATCTGCGGTTCGCCGCCCCGGTAGATGTAGAACTGTCCGTTTTTCGCCCACCAATAGACGGAGCCTTGATGCTCCACCGCCGCATTCTTGCCGAGAAGGCCGCAACCGGACCCGACGAGAAGGAAGCTGAACACCGTCGTCGTATCGCCGGTGAACGTCATGGTGTAGAGCGCTTCATCGGTGAAGATGAGGTTCTGTCCCCTCCCCGCCAGACCGCCGACGATGCGCGATCCCTTGGCGAGGGTGTAACTGCCCGCCAAATTGTCGGTATCCGCGATCCAGACGGTATTGTCTTCCTGATCGGACCACCTCACCAGAAGCGGGTTGTAGCCTCCAGAGGTTCCGATCGTGCCATAGAGAACCACGATCCGGTTCGGATCAATGAACATGCCGATGGAATATTCCGGCGCATTGTGGATGCGGTAGGCCTTGCTCTCGACCTTGACCGACACGCTGTTGATCGAACCGGCGAAGGTGCTGTTCTTCAGGAATATGAGCGTCGTCGGATCGGCCGGCGCATAGAACCGGCGCGTATAGGTGCCGGTGACATCGAAAACCTCGCCTTCGTCATAAACGAGCGGATTGCTGCTATCGTCCAGATCGGAACTCTGGATTTGAAGCTTCATGGCGCCTGCGGTGACAGTGACATCGATCGTCATCGTATAGACGACGCCGCCGCTCATCTTGCCGGTTACGTCCTGCGTCAGCTTGCTTTCCGTCCCGGAGGTCGCGGTTGCCTTTCCTCCCGCGATCGACCAACCGGTTCCCGCCGTCCAGTCGTCGGTCGATGAAAAATCGCCATTCGACATGATGTCGTCGTAGGAGGCGAGCGGCTGCCATTCATAGAGCGCGCCATTGCGCGGAACCGCATTGAGGTTCGATCCCCAATTGTCGAGCGACCAGACACGCGGATCGATGTCGCCTCCGGTCGGAAGCCCGTAATAGCCTTCTCCGTAAAGACCTGTTCCCCAACCCGTTCCGCCGATGCCATCGACAAGGCCTTCATCAAGAGGTACGGAGAACTCGACGACGCCGCCGCCTGTCGCCGAACTGGTTGCGGCGCTGGCAGTGGTGATCTGGTAACTGTCGATTGTGAGGACCTTGACGGTGTAATCACCGTCGATCGTTAGACCGCCGACCGTCGCGGAGGCGTTAGAGAACGTGACGACATCACCGTCCTTCAACCCATGATCCTGATCCGCGACGGTGACGACATCAGAGCCGTCCACGGTGGTGAAAGGGCTGACGAGAGACCCTGCGCTTTTCTGCGGCGTGATGTCGATGATCGCGCCACCATAAAAGGCATAGAGCGTTGAGGACGTGCCGAACGCGGCAACCCTGTCGCCCGTCGATGCGGACCACGCATGCGCGCCCCGCGCCGGATTGGTGAAGGTATCCCCGCCGATTAATTCCCAGCCGCCTATGACTTCGGCGTGGTCGCGCACGAAACGGATGTTGTTGCCGTCCTTATATTGGTTGGCGTCCGCCGAGTCGGTATCGTCGAGGACGATGCCCGGCTGGAATTCGATGGCCGTCAGCATTCAGAACGAGGCCCTGAACGGACTGTTGCTCGCCCATCCGTTGCTGTAGCCATTCGTCGGCGCGTTACCGTTTGGCCCCTTGTTGTTCGGGCGATAAACGGGCGATTGGACATCGGAGAATGTCCCGCCAACAGCGGTTGGATCATATTGCTGTCCCGGTTTTTGGCCGAAAGTGGATTGCCAACCGCTCAGTATGTTTTGCATCTGTCGCGCAAGCGGGCCGAGACCGCCAAGGCCGCCCAAGCCGCCATTCTGGTCGCTCGCGGCGGCCGGCGTGGTGGATGTCTGCGCGATGCCTGTCGGGAACGTGTTCGCCGCCGCGCGATTCGCCACCGCTTCCGGCGACCATGCGAACTGCGTTTGGAGATTGAGATACGGGTTCTGCTGCAACTGTTGGGTCCAGTAGGCAAGACCGGACGGGTCTGGCGCGCGGCCGAGATATGTTTGATAATATTGCGCGACTTCGGCTTGTGGATCGGCGACGGAAACGCCGGTCGGCAGCGTTTCGACGCCTCCCGGCCCGATGATCGGAGGCGGCACGCCATTGGCTTGGGAGGCGAGAAAATCGTCAAGAACCGTCATTCGGGGTTCTCCTCTGTCAGGAAGGCCAGCCGGAGGTGATGTCCACCGCGTTCAAAGCGGTTTGGTCCGCAGCAGCGTTGATCGCGGTCGTGAGCGTGGCTTCGTTATCGAAGCAGGCCTCGATATGATCGGTGATGGCGTCGCCTATGGCGATGATCGTCGCGTTATCGAGCGCCATGAATGTTCCATCCGGAAGTTTCCAGCTCGAAATCGAAAAATCGGAATCCTTCGTCGCCTTGACGTACGCCGCCGTCGCCTTCAATTGGGTGGTGTCGTCGGTCGGAACGGAGAGGCTTTCCACGGTGATGCCCCCCGTCGCCACCTGCCATCGCTTGTAAGCCAATGCCGCGAGCTTCGCCGCCTTCTGTTCGTCCAGCGTCGGAACCGGGAACATGGCGTCGTATTCGTCTTGGGTGATTTCGACGGTCTGACCGTCAACCTTCTTGGTCGGCATTCAGGCCCCCAATGTCACGGGAACGATGGTCCCGCTTTCCATATTTCCCGATGAAAATTTGAAACGGATAGTGGTAATGGCGGAAGTCGTCTGAACTTCGCCGCCCCCCGTTATAAAGATCAACGCGCCTGAAGATGACGAGATGAAGGAGCCGATGAATTCGAACAGCGCGTATTCTCCCGATGCCTGGCGGAAGGTGAGGACCCCGCTCAGACCGAATTCGTTCGTATCGCTGCCGATGGTGTCGCCCGTTTCATTCAGGGCCGCGCCGGTGGTTGTGGCCGTCACCTGATAGCCATTTGCAGCAGTGCTGCTGTTATAGACTCCTTTCAGAACGATCGATTCCGCAAAGGTGCTGCCGCTATCGGTTGACGCCAGAATCAGGAGATTGACGGCATCCGTCGCCGGCACGACGTTCTTGAAGTGGAAGCTGGTCTCGTCCTTGGTGGAATCGATGGTGAAATCAGCGCTGGCGTCATTGGAGAGAACGGCGGGCGTGCCGCGCACGATATTAGTTGCTTTCCAGCTTCCATCACCGGCAAGGAAAGTGCTTCCCGAGGCCGTTCCGGTCGCATCGATGTCGGAAACGGACGCTTTGTCCTTCGTTGCCAGATCGCCAAGGGCAAGCGCCGGCACCCACCATTGACCGTCCGCTGATTTGAAAGCAGAATCCGGGAGGGCTTTGATGCTGACGTTATCGACGGAAAGAGAACCGGTGGTAGCATTGGCGATAAGACCGGCTCCATTCCCCGACGAAAGGCAAAGACCGACTTCCGCGTGGTGATCAACCGTATCGAATGCGCTGCGGCTGTCCCCGAATACCCATACACCACAGCTGGCGTCGCCGGACTGTGCGGTGATGTCGAACTGCTTGTAATAGGCCGTTCCATTGACAATGCTGATCGTCTGGCTAGCTACGCCATTTGATGCTGGCCCGGTGAAAGTGGCAACTCCACCTGAGATAGCCCAGCCTGTGCCTAAAGCCCAACCCGTAGAACTGCCGAAATCACCATTCGTGATCAGTTCCGGGCCCAAACCGGCATAATCCGCCGTGACCCGGATAAAATTCTCTCCGCCGACGATGAGCGTCTTGATGGTTGACGCAACCGTCGCGGCTTCAGCGGCTGCGGTATCGTCGAAAACGAGAATTTCCGAGAGCGCCGCCGCTGCCTGGATATCCGCTATATTGTCCGCGCACGTATTCACATCGGCAATGCTGCCGGCGATGGTGCTGATATCCGTGTTGTTTCCGGCGACGGTCGTTACGTCATCGGAAATCCCGGCGACGGTGGTGACATTGCTTGCGACGGCTGCAACAGCCCGGATCGCTCCCGTAGCCGTGGTGCCATCCTCGATATCAGCCAGCGTGCCGATATCCGCATCGCGATCCGCGACCGTTCCGATATCCGCGTCCCTGTTAGCTACGGTCGTGACATGGCCCGCTATGCCCGCTACCGTCGAAATATCGTCATCAATCGCCGCCACTGTCGGTACGCTTGTGGCAATGCCTGCCACCGTCGAGATATCATCCGCGATGGCCGCGACGGTGCCGAGATCGCTCGAAGCCGCCAGAGTATCGATATAGTTCTTCGTCGCCGCGTCCTGAGCGGCTGTGGGATCGGTGAGATTGATGATCTTGTGGCTGTCCAAATCGACGTTTGCCGCCGCCTTCTTGATCAAATCCAGCGTCGGTTCGTTGTTGAAGCAATCCGTGCCGTCGCAATAGACGATCGCGAATGTCCCAGGCCGCACCGCCGCCGAAGTGTTCCCGGCAGTGAAATTGATGTCGTATGTCGCCCCCGAATTGAGGACGAAATAGAATTTCGAAACCGCAGGAACGGTAATGGTCGGAGCCGCCGACAATCCGCCGTCCGTAAAGGACAGCATCGCCGACCGGGCTTCGTCTGTCGTGTAATTGACGGATGTCAGCGTGTAATCGCCGGTCAGCGATTTCGTGACGATCTTCGTCAGCGCTTCCTCGATACGCTGGATCGCGGAATTGAGCGCGATGCCCCACGTATTGAGGTTTTCGCCCGTCTCCTGCAGTTCGATCCGGAGATTGGTGGAAGGAGTTGACGGCATCAGGGATTTTCCAATGCTGCAATGCGCGTTTCGTGATCGGCTTGCGTCGTCTCGATCGTGGTCAGGCGCGTTCCATAGGCTTTCTGTGTCGTTTCCAGAGCCGTCAGACGCGCATTCACCTTGGCGAGAGCAACCGTCATCTGGCGCGCGAGATCATGCGCCCATGAAGGCGCGGAGCCGTCTGCGATGATGCTCACGGTGTGGGCCCATGGATTTTCACGCCGGCATTCGCGAACCGCGACATGGTGTCGGCGCTTTGCAGTTCATCAACGGCCTTCTGATAGAGCGTCGCCCATGTTTCGGTACGCTGGTCGTCCATCATGAACGGCATGGCTTCGATCAGGGACCCGTAGAGATAGATGTCAGGCGCCTTTGTGAGCAGCCAATTGGTCGTGTTGCTGTCCGAAAGCGCGGGGATAGCGGCATAATAGGAAAGCGAAAGATCGCCAGTCTGCGCGCAGCCGAAAATCTTCACCGTCGATCCTTCGATGGCGTATCCGCGGCCCTGATCGACCGAACCGGATGTCAGCGTCCAATGCGGATGGTTGGTGTCGATGAGGCTTTTGATTTGGAGATAATCTGCCGGCAGATCGCCAATATTGTCCGCCAGCGTGATCGTCGCCGTCTTTTCCATGTCGCGGACGCGCAGATCGCGTCCGACGCGGGTTTCACACAATGCGATGAAGGTCGGGACCATGGCCGTAAAATCCGCATCACCCGAACGAAACGCATAGGTGATGATCGTCGATTGCAGTCCGGCATAGGTCGAGAGTGTCATAGGAGCCTGCCGGTCTTGATGCGAAGCTTCTGGTTGTCGCTGTCGTCCAGAAACTTCAGCATCGCTTTCTTGTCGCCGGCCGCCCGCGCCTTGGCGTAGTAGCCATCGCCATAGAGCAGGCAGTTGGGAACCGCCGCGACGATCTGGCCGTCGCCCCAGCGCTTGCCTTCGGTTTCGGAGCGGCGGATGGCATTATCGTCAAGCACCGGGCCGATAAGGCTTTCCGTGCAGGTCGTGATGGTGCCGTCCACATTCCGGCGCATCCAAAGCCGGAAATCCGGTCCTTCGCCTATCAGTTCGCCGTCGCCGCCGAAGGGATCGGTGCCGAGCGGCTTGCGGACAATGCGCTCAGTCGCCAAAGCTGTTATCCGTCAATGTGGCGATGCCGCGCTGGACGACGCGTGATGCTTCCTTTTTCGGCAGCCTGACGATCGTTCCGGCCGCGAGAGGGACATTGTTCTGGTCGTTCGGCTGCGCTGCGAGATTGCCATCCTCATTGAGGATGTTTTCCGGCACGTATTTGCGCAGGAGTTCAACTTCGATGGTCGCCTCTTTCGGCAGGCTGGGCTTTGCATCCGTGGGGACCGGCGGTGCATTCGGTGGACGGCCGGGGCCGCGTTTCTCATCGGCTTCGGGCGCGTTGGATGTGTCGCTCATGATCTCTCCTGAGGGTCAAGAAAAAGGCCGCCCCGAGATTGGAGCGGCCCGCGTTGCGGTGATGTCGGACCGGTTTAGTCAGCAGGCAGGAACGAACCCGAGACCGTTACCGTGCCGGTGACGGAGAGCGTCGAACTCGCATCGATCGTCGCGGCGGTGCCGGAGACGTTGAGATAGATGCTCTTCGCGGTGCCCGATCCGTCGAATACGGCGTTAATCGCCTTGACCGCCGTGCCAGTTCCGGTGCCGCCCGACAGCGTGACGCTGATCGATGTGCCGAGATCGACGGAGGTCGTCGCCAAAGCGCCGTCTGCCGCCGCCGCGATGCCAGCGGTTCCGACGCCGATGGCGAACGACGCATCGCCCGCACCTCCTGTCAGATCAGCACCCTCCTCGAAGGCGGTATAGTTCTGATATGACGCATCGAAATGCACGGCGCCCTTGATGAAATCGAACAGTTTCAGAGCGCCATACGATCCACTCGTACTGGCGTCCGTGACCGGAACGCCGGCATTGTCGAGAACGAACGTCAGGTTGAAATTCGGGTACTGGACGCCATTGGCGATCAGCGTCACCGATCCGGAATCCGGTGCATCGGCCTGCTTGCCGATGGATGCCGGTGTGTCTGTCGTGTGAGACATGGGGAGTTCTCCAGGCTGAAAGGAGCCGGGCTTTCACCCGACCCCATGATCAGCGTTGCGATTGCGGGTTACGAGCTGGCGGTGAGGCCATACAAATCCGCGCCCACGGAGAGCGCGGCTTCGTTCATGACCATCAGCGTCATTTCGCCGTTCATCACCACGGGAATGCCGTCCGAAGTGTGGGCGACTTCCTTGTCCTCGCCGATCTTGCGCAGCCAGCCCTTCTTGACCTTATCGGTCTCGATCAGGAAGGCATTGCGGGCGAGACCCGAGGAACGGACCATCTGGCGGTTCGGAACGACCTCGATCGTTCCGTAATCCGAGAGATAGGTGTCCGCCGCGCCGACGATCGTCACCTGTGCGGATTTCGACGCCGCCATGCGCTGCTGCGCGACGTTGGCGTCCGACATGAAGGTGGAGAACGTCTGCTTCAGGTAGGGAGATACCATCAGCATGTCGGGATTGCCGCCGGAGACGTAAGCCGCCTGGATTTGGGAATCCATGATGGCCTTGGTCCATGTCCGCTGCGTTCCGTTGGTCGCGGCGTCAACCGCGCCGGTGCCGGAATTGTATCCGCCCGACGCGCCGCCGGTTCCCATCAGGTCGTTCGTGGCGATCCATGCACGAAGACCGCCGAGACGACGCGCCACCGACGAGGAGCCGGCGACGGAAGCCTGATTGGACAACATGGCGACTTCCATGTCGATCTTGATCTCGCGGCCCTTCTTCACCTTCTCATAGGCAACGTCGGAAGTCTTGCCGGCCTTATCGACCACTTCCTGCGTCGCCGAGACGATGAACCGTTTCGAGAAGATCTGCGTATAGTTCTTCACGCGGTCGGTCGCTTCGACGGTTTCGAAGGTATAGACCTCGCCTTCCAGATGGGCGTTGTCCGTGTCCGGGGTGGCGAGCGTATCCGTCTGCCACATCGGATCGACGCCCTTCACGTTCTGGTCCCCGGAATTGGAGAACAGAGGTGTCTCGTAGGGCGTCAAATTGCTGATGATATCCGAGAACACTTCCCGGTTCGAGTTCGAATCGTAGGAATCGAACGTCTGGTTGACCTGGGTAGCCATGGTCGTTAGCCTTTCTCAAGCGCTTCAAGGAGGCGCGCGCCCTCGTTCATCGAGAGGCCGCCTGGTTTGTGCACGCGAGACACCAGTTCTTCCCTCTTCACCTGCTGCGCTTCCTGACCCGATACGCGCCGACCCGGCGTCGCGACCGGCACGCCGGCCTTCTGCTTGGGAGCCGTATTGGGCTTCGGCGGGTTGGCCTGTAGCTTCCGGAAGGCAATCGCATCCTTCATCACCGACATGAGCCGATGGTCGTAGGTGCGATTCAATTCCTCGTCGGTGAAGCCGTAGGTTTGCTTGCCGAATTTCAGGAAATCGCCATAAAACTCGTTGCGCTTCGCCTCGTCCCGCAGGTCGGGCATCGCGTCGAAGAGTTTCGTGCGCTGATCAGAAATGTACTGCTGCAAATTCTTCTGTTGCTCCTGGTGGCGCTGATGGTCCACCACTTGCTGCTGGTGCTGAATCTGCCTGATCTGGTTCACCTTCGCATTGTAGTCCGAGACGGTCCGGTCCCATGCCGCCTTCTCTTCGATGTAACGAAGAGGGTCGTTCGGGTCATAGGTCGGTTCGGCCGGTATCTGCGGAAGCGAGCTTTGCAGCGCGGCGATCGCATGCGGCGCAATCTGCTGGAATTGCTGGGCCTGTTGTGCCGTCTGGCTTGCGAGCTGCTGGAATGCCTGCTGTTGCCTGGCGAATTCCTCTTTGCCCTGGTCCAGACCGCGAAGATCGTCGATGCGCCGTTTCAACTCTCCGACAGTCCACTCGGTCCCGTCACGCAGACGGACCTTCGTGTTACCGTGAAGTTTTTCGAACTCGACAGATTGATCGACCTCGCCTTGATTCTCAGCCGGATCGCCCTCGGGCGCGCCGGGTTCGGCCTGCGTTTTATCCTCGACCTGTTCCGTTTCGCCGGTGTCGGCCATTGCAGCCGGGTTTTCCGACGTCTCGGATTTGTTGTCGGGTTGGGGCCGCTCTTCCGGTTTGGAAGAGATTTTGTCCAATAAATCCGCCGCGGCGGACATGGACAGGTTTTCGGGCACGGAAGCGCCCGCATCGCCGCCCGCAGGCGTGATGTTCTGTTCATCAGACATGGATTGCAGTTCCTGTTTCCACGGATAGGGAACGCCTATCGCGCGGGCGGACGCACCGCCTCGTGGATTTGCGTGTCGTGACGTGACACCCCCGATGCGCGGCGCGGGGCCGCGAATTCCTGCTTAACCCTTGGGCTTGCCCTGAAGGATGGCGATCTCAAGCCGCCCTTTCAAAAGCCGGATGACGTTGACGCATTCCAGATGGCGCTTGGCTTCGGCCTCGCCTGCCGGCGTATGCCATTTGGCGGCAACAGCCGCCTCGATCTCATCCCGTTCGATCTCAATGAGATAGGGATCGACGTCCTCGAGAATGCGACGCGCTTCGGAGGCGCGGAACTCCTTGGCGGAAACCATTATTTCTTCTTCGAATCCGGAACTGTCAGCAGCGGATTGGTGATTTTCGCCGTCTGGAGATTGTCGGGATAGAAGAGCGCGTTCGCGGCTGTCGGATCGGTCGGGATAGACCCATAATCCGAGAACACATAGGGCATTCGGTTTAGACCCTCAGTCTGTGCGCGCGCCTGTTGCAAGTAATTGGACCACGCATCTGGCGTGTTGCCATAGAAATTGCCGGTCGGAGCGACAGGAACCGGTTGCGTCGGTTGCTGTTGCGGTTGCGTGGGCGTCGGCGTGGTATTGACGAAGCCGGGGGGCGCGGCGCCATAGTGTGAACTGATCGTCTGCCCCGTGTCGCCCCCGCTGAACGTCGTCGTCGTATAGGTGCCGAAAGCGGGGTTGTTCGGATCGGGCTTGAAAAGACCGCCCTGAACGATGCCGGTTGACGGCTGGCCGGGCATCGGAACAACGTAGGAATCGTTGATCGGCACGTAACGGTATTTGCCGTTTGGATTGATCGCGGGATCGCTCATCGTTCCGACCTCATTGCGGGATTATGCCTGCCTGCTGATCGACCTGCCGGGCCAACGCATTGGCATTCTGATCCGTGTCCTTCGACGCCATGATCTGGGCAATGGCAAGTTTCACGGCGTTGTCCATCGCAGCCTTGTCCAATGTCGTCTGATTGGCGGCAGCGGCCTTCAGCCGGTCAACCTGTATTTGCGCGGCGGCCAATTGCTGTGCCATCTCGGCTTCACGCGCCGCCGCCTGCGCCTGAATGATCTTCACCTGGGCCTCAGCCTGCGATTTGTGGATTTCAGCCTGCGCGCGCGCCTGATTGGACTGGAACTCCGATTGTTGGATCTGCATGGCCGTATTGGCTTTAAGTTGCTCGATTTCCAGTTTCGGATCGGGCTTAGGCGGCTGGTTTTTCAGCAGCGCCTTCTGCTGTGCGATGTATTCGGGCGGGATCGTCGGGAAGAATGATTCCGGGTTCCTCACACCGCCGGCTTCCGCCATTTTCTGATAGGTATCCATCAGATGGCCGATGTCGCAGATGTCGTTAAAGGGGCCTCCCTGCTGGATAATCCCTTCCTGTTTGGCCGCGATGCCAGACAGGATGGCGAGATCGCGCTCCTTCGATCCAGTTCCAAGCCCGGTATCGATGGTGACATCCATATTCGGGTCCCAACCATCGGGATTGATCGTCACCAGTTTGCCGCGCAACCGAATGACCTTGCCGCGATCCTGATGCTTGACAATGAGGCGAAGAATGCAAGCGAAAATCCTGCGCATGCCACCGCATTCGGCGATGTTGCGGGCATACTCCTCGATTTTCGTATAAGCGGCCGATTGCGCCGCGTTGACAGCCGTGGCGGACTGGTTCTGCAGCGCATCCATATCGAGCGCCTGGCTGCGCTGTGAGATGCCCGTACGCCGTTCCGCAACCCCATCCATATAATCGATGACAGGCATGACGGCCTGTGCGATTGGATTTTCCTCAACTGGCTTTGGCGGCTGCTTGCCAGCCTTGATCCAGCGCACGCCGCCAAACGTCGGATTGATCAGTTCATCCGGGTTTAGAACCGATCCTTCCTCGGCATCATATTGCGGATTGAGCACCTTGTAAGTGTTGTCCGTCACGCCACGCAGGAACACCGTCTTGATGCGCTGGATATCCCCGACTTCCTCATAGAGACCATGGCCGCGCCAGCGATGCGGAACCGGCTCCGGAATGATATCGGAGAAGGGAAGATCGTCGCCCCATTCCTCGTTCGTCAGGATCGATCGTTCGCCCGAGATCCCCCCCATGACGACGCGGCGGCGCTCGGCAATCCCGTCGCCATCCTGATCCACAAGAATGTAGCATTCGTGGATCTCGACATATTCGGTCGCGGCATCCGCCGATCGGTCCGGCAGCCATGCCGATTTGTCCCGCGCGTTGCGGGCGGCTTGATCCGTCGTCGTCTGATAGGCCGGGATTGCGGCAACCTTGTCCTTGTCGTAGCCGTCCTTTACCAGATCGGAGCGCGTCCGCCGCTGGACATGGGCGCAAAACCGGCATGTCTCGTCAAGGATCGTCGCCGCGCGCTCCAGCAGGAATTCCTCCGGCGGGAGAGCCGCGATCTTCAACCTTCCCGTCGATTTGATGCGTTTGATCGTGAGATCGTGCAGCATTGGCGGGGGAGGAATAATCGCTTCGAGAACGGCAGGATCGACGCCCTGAAGGTTGATCCCACGCTGTGCGGCGATCTGCTGGATTTGCTCCGGCGTCGGCGGCTGATATTCGGGGTCCGGATAATCTTCCTGCTCCGTGACTTCCTCGACATCAGGATCAGCGAGAAGCGCTTGCAACTGGTCGTCGCTCAGCCCGGAATAGTCTTCTGTCGTGTATTCCGGCGTGCCGTCCCACCAATGCTTGAGGATGCCGTTGCCAAGCAGAAGCCCATCGGAAAACGCGGCTCGGAAATTGCGATAGCCGTCGCATTCGCGCATGACGACATAGTTCACCAGATCGCTCGCCTGGTCGGAGTATTCCTCATGAACATCGCGCGTCGGCTCATAGATGACGATGCGATCGGTCGAGAAGAACACGCGCATCAGGCCCGGTAGGATCATGCCGTGGATATCGGCGACATCCCGCGAAACGACCTTGGATCGATTCTTCCCCATCGGCGGGAGATCGACCTCGCCCTCCATGAAGCGAAGCGCCCAATCGCGATGCTCGGCGCGATCGGAACGATCGTATGCCTTCGCCTCATCGATCTGGATGCTGACGGCCGACGCGAGATCGGGGTCGGTCATCTTCTTGCGCCTGGATGCCATACGATGCCTTACTGCCCGCTGCCGCCGCCATATATTCGCAGCACGTCGTCAAGGGTCATCTCGCCTGGGGAAACGCTGTATTGCGCCGGATAATGACGCCGACCAAGTTCATTGGAATAACCGCCGACAGCCTGACCGCCCACGGTTGGTTGGGGATGGTCCGCGAAACGCACGGTTCCTTTGTCGCCGACACGCACGTATAGAGATCCGTTCGGACCATTCGGCATCTTGAAACGAACGTCCTCGCCTTGTTGCGCCATCTGCCCGGCGAAAGTCTGAGCATTTTGCATTTGGGGAGTGGCGGGAGGAGCCCCTTCCCCGCGCCAGTAATTCCACCGGTCTATGCTGTCTTTCAGTGACTGCTTGGCGGCATCGATGCGCTCTGGCGTGAGCTTGATGCGCGCCGGGTCCTTGCCGGCCGCCGCGTCCAAAAGCGCCCACCGGTAGCGGGCGCGCAGCCCCTTGCCGACTTTGCCCGCCATTTCGCCAACGCCCGGCATGACGCCAAGCCCTGCTATTGCCGCGTCAAGATAGTTCCCGTTGGCGAAATCCCGTCCAGCGTCATCAGCGCCTACCATGTCGCCGATAACCGGGACCATATCGACGACCGACTGCGTGTCGTTGCGCATCCTGTTGGCGATGTCGTCCAGCCCGATGGCGCTCGCCCCGTCATAGACCGCGTTGCCGATGCTTTCGCGCAGCGATGGCGAATAAGGCGCCATGACAGGATTGGCGGCTTGCCAAGCTGCAATCGCTTGGAGATCGCTTCCGGTCAAAGGCGCGAGCAGCGGATTACCCGTGTTCGGCGGAGATGCCAGAAGTGGGTTCATCCAATGCTCAGCCTTGAACCATCTCGGATTTTACGAATGATGGGGGGCCGTTAAAGCACCCAGCTCATATCGCGCTTTGGCAGCACGGCCCGCTTCGGCGTGCGCGCAAAGCGCAGCATCATCAGGGCGTAGCGGGACGATGAAATACAGTCGTCCATCTCCTTGACGACCTTGCCGTCCTTGCGATGATAGAGCTGGAATTCGCTCGTCCAATCCGTCAGGTTGCGGAAGACTTTCCAGCGACCGGTCTGCATCCTGTCCAGCATTTCGAAGAGTCCGGCCTCGACGCCGTTGCTGCCGTCCGAGAAAGTCGCTTTTTCCGGCAGCATATCGAGGCCCTGTTGCCGGTACTGGTCGGCCAACTGATTGCCGGAGCCCTTGTCATGCTGGAGGCCGTCATGTGGCCATGCCCATGGCAGATCGCCCCATGGCTTGATCGCCGCGGCATGGAAGATCGGCGTTGCTTCCCGCTGCCGGTAGCATTTCGTGACGTAGATCACGTCGGCATCGCGATCCCATGCCAGTTCAGTCGCCGCGAACGGATGATCCCAACCAAAGTCCATGCCGCCGATCCGGGGCCAGTGATCAGGCAGGGAAATCGCATCGCAGAGAATGCTTTCTTCGGGAACCGGGAATATCCTGCCGGACCCGAGCGACGGAATGCCTTTCGCTCTCGCCTCGCGTTCATGCGAGGGATAACTCGCGATGATCTTGGCGCGCTCTTCGGGAGAATAGTGCTCCGCATCATCGATCGTCATCGATGTGACGTTGCGCGCGCTCTTCCCCGCGTCGTCCGCCTTCGGCATGAGAAACCTGCACACGACGGTGGACATGCCGAGGAGAGGCGTGAACGTCATCTGCACGAATTGACCGCGCTGCCCGTTATTCGTCCGCGTCAGGCCTTCGCTGTAGATGTCTTCTGGCGGTTCCTCATCCAACCATACGCCATCGACCGTCGGCCCCTGCCATTTCTCGCGGCCCTTCTCGTAGGCCTTCAACGCAAGCGTGCTTGCCGATGCCTGGATATCGCCGCCCCCGCCCCATCGCACCACAACGCTATCCAGAAGGTTTGGAACGCCCATCGCCCGCGTGCGATCGAGGATGCAATCGGCGGGAATGAAACCCGTACCCCACTCTTCCTCTTTCGCTGGCGGGCCGACAAGAATACGTTGCGGATTGTCGCGCGTGCTCTCGCCCGTCACAGATCCCGCCCAAAGCAGCGGAGGAGCATCGAATATCGCTCCTTCCCACCAATCGGGATAGCGGCCCGTCAGATGGATCGCCCATTCAGCGCCGCCCGCAATCGTCTTCCCGAGCTGATTGCCGGCCATGAACAGCCGTTCGCTGAATTGAGCGCCGGCCGCATGAAACGCCTTCTGCTTGGCGTAGGGTTTGTAGAAGCGGAGACGGTTAGTGCGCTGTCGGCGCTCGATCTCCATTGCCAGCGCCGTTCTCTCCTTGAGCATCGAGGAAAGGTCGAATGGCGGAGTCGAGCTTGCGGATTCGTTCAACAAGCTGATCGTCGCTCATGTTGTCGAGTTGGTTGACATGGACGTTCATTTCTTTCGGCATGAGAGAGGCGACAACGCGAAGATAATCTTGCGGTCGCTTTTCAAGCACACGACGTATTGCAGCCGGTCCTTCAGCTTCCCATGATGCGAGAATGTCTTCTAGGAAGGCTTCACCGAGTTTGGCTCGCGCTCCCTTTGGCCTTCCGTTAGGGTTTCCTGATAAGCCCTGTAGGAACTGGCCCTTCTCGGAACGCTCCGCCATCACTTCCCCTTCGCGGCCTTCGCCTTGCGAATGACCGTCTTTGCCTGAGATGCGGTGATGCTGCCCTTTTTCTCGCTGTAACGAGCAAGACCAGGAGCAGCCTTGACGCGGCCGGGCGTGTTCAATGGGAATTTACCACCGGCAAGAGCGAACTTGCCACGTGCGGGCTTCTTAGCCATTGGAGGGGCCTTTCCAGCGAATGAAGCCGACCGGCTCCAAGCCATCGACGCGCATAATGCGATTGCCGTCCGCGTCGAGAAGGCCGCTGAATCGCGGCGTTTCATCCGGTTCATGGACCGTATGTGCCATGCCGATGTCGATCGCCTCTCCACTGAGTTGATCAGACCAGCGTGATTGTGTGATGTAGCGTTTTGGCATTTGCAAAAAAAATCTGAAATAATCAGATTTTCCCCTTGCAAGTCCGATTTAGTCGGATTATGTTAGGTTCACAAGCAAGGGAGACAGACATGAACGCCGCCACCGAAAAGCAGATCGCTTACCTCAACAGCCTGATCCGTAAGCTCCGCACCTCAACGCCGCGCAACATATTCGGCGGTAAGAAGGGCATCGCGGCATTCAAGGCGCAGGCCGAGATATTCGCCGCCGAGATCGAAGCCAAACTTCCGACGATGGGCAAGAACCAGGCTTCCGCCTATATCGGCGACCTGATCGCGATGACCCGCTAATTCAAACCGCACGCAACTCAAACAGAAGGAATGCCTACATGAACGCCAAGAAATACACCGTTTTCCCGACAATCGAGCACGGCAATATGGGCCTCGGGGAGGCGACCACGGAGACCGGTGCGCTTCGCATCCTGCGCAAGGAAATGGGCGATAAGGTGAAGGGCGTCCGGTTTGGGTGGGACAAGGAGCCGGGCACAACCGAGCGGGGCTTCGTGAACCGCTTCGGCTGGCACGCTGTCAAATGACCCTCGCAACTGTCGGAGAACGGAAGTCATCATGACCGCAGAAGAATTCAACCGTTGGCTTGCCGACATGCGCGCAAGCGGCCGCGCCCGCAATATTCAGGAAGCCGGGCGGTTAATCGGTCGCAAGCCCGACATGATGACGAAGTACCGCAAGCACGGCGCGGATCAGACCGTGGCTATGGCCTGCGCTGCCGCCTTGGCCGGCTTATCACCTTACACTGTCGATTGATCGAACGCGGCTTCAAAACTCAAAACGAATCAGGCCGCAAATCACTCACAATTTTCAGGAATGCGCCTTTCTCCCATTTCATCGGTCGTTTGTCAACATATGCACTACGCCTAGTGTCTGTTGTGCGCTGGATAGCTATCCGGCCTTCCGCCGCGTTTGCAGACCCCACATTTTCGCAAGGTCGGACAACGCCGTCTGGAGATTCTTCGAAAGCACCTTCTGACGCCAGCGATCATCAGTCAGATCGCTGAAATGCTTGCCTTCCCCGCAGATCGCCGAGACCAGGTTGAACTGGTATTGCTGGAGGCAATCGAAGCAGGCGCGGATTTTCCGGCCGGCATCGATCTGCTCATCCGTGATGTCCTGTGCGCCGCGGCCGCCATCAACAACTTCCTTTCCCGGATCGATCGCCGATGCGCCTTTGCCGCCCATGCGTTCCCATAGGGAGCGGAACCTGTCGGCGGCCTCCTTTTGCGCTCTGTCGAGGACGCCTCGATGCGCCAGGATTTCAATCGTGCTTTCGTGCAAATTGATCGTTTGATGCTGATAGCGGTTATTGGCTTTCGCGCCGTCATGATCACGCGACCATAGGGGATTTTCGATCTCCTTCTGTTCGATCCGCACTTTCGGCTTTTCCGCGACGATGGTTTCGACGGTGGAAAACCGATACCCGCAATCCCTGCATTTGCGGCGCCGGCGGATGGCTTCGCCTTCGCCATGCTCGCGCGTCTGAAGCACCGTTATGCGGTCAGACGCGCATTTTGGACAGCCAAGGATGCTCATGCGTTCACCCCTTCCCTCGTCTTGAACAGCCGTTCCGCCGCTGCCCGAGCTGAGCGGATGCGCTCGCCATAGCCTGTGATCGTCGAGTTCATATGCCGTTCCAGTTCCCGCAGAGCCGCGATTTCGGCCTGCTCCTTCGTCTCGAATGCAGCCGGTTTCGTTCCGTCCATCACAGGCTCATATCCGGCCTTATGAACGCGTCTCACGAAGCCGCGCCAGCAACCGTCGATGAACATCGCCTTGGCGTGGAAGTGGTTCATG